ACTTGACAACGTGAATAAAAAAGGCTAGACTAATGTCTAACCTAGTTATCTAATATTAAAGATTATAACACCATTCAAGATATGCGTTGACCAAGTCGCCTACTTCATTACTTTGATAAAAGACTTTATCATCCTTAAATAGACTTTGTATTAGTTTAGCATAGGGTTGCGTTCCTGTAAGTATATTTCTATGATGAAGAGGATTAACGCTAAATTCCTGTTGATAAATTATTGAGGTATCTTTTTTAGTCATTTCACGTGTAAAAGGCATGATAAATATAAATAGCGTTTTATCAACATTGACAATGTCGGCTTTTAACGTTTCACCGTCGAAACATATAAAGAAGTTCATTACAATGTTTTTAGGAACGTATTTAACAGGCAGTTTAGGATAAATAGCTATTTGCCAATAGCCTTGAGTTATCATTTTTAGTTTAGGATTGTTGAAACCAAAATAAGTGGACTTTGAAAGTTTGCTTTCACTATCATCACGTTTACGACAATATTCAAGAGCAACCGTTGTCAAACTTTCGCCGTAAGTATAAAAATCAATAGTGCCTTGTTTTTGCTTCTTAACATTACTCAAACCCATTTCCTGGAAGTATGGACAATATTTTGAAATTGTATTACCTAACATAAAAATTTTTACTCCAAGTCTATCACGGATTATTGTTGATAATAAGTTTTCAAACTCAACGAATTCATCCTCTAAATAACTACCACTTGTTATTACTTCATCATAAATAATCGTTTGTACGTTAGGGTATTCATAGCTTTTATAATTAAGTTCATCTTGAACGTTAAACCTATGACCGACAAGGGCTTCACGATGTACTATTCCTTTATCATCAACATTACATAACCAAAAGTCATTCTGATAATAATTCATAATACTATATTCTCCTTTAGTCCATTCTTTAATAGGTTTATTGCATAACTTTTGAATATCTTGAGCTTTCATTTCATCGCGTCGTCTTCTTATGTATGCAAATCTATTTCCGTTTTTAATAAATTCTTTTATAGCATATTCGAGACATGCAAAAGTTTTTCCATTAGAACGCTCACCAATTATAAAGTTGTATACAGCGTTAAGCTGTAATATTTTAGTTAATTTATAATATTTTTTCATTATCTTAATTCTCCTTTAAAATATTATCAATGTAATTAACAAATTCATTACTCAAGGATAAGTTATACTCAGTTTTTGATAAATGAATGCAACTTTTTTCATTATATTTATAATAATTACCTTGATAGTCTTTTACAATACCTTCTATTTCTTCATCTATGTATGTATGAATAAGTTTTCCTGTATAGTTTTGAGGAACGCTTAAGCCGTCATTGAAACGATTAAATATCTCATTATAACAAATTTTAAATTTATTACTAGGCTTTTGAATTTTTACAAGTTGTTTTTTATCGCCTATTAAATAAGGAGTTGCTTTATGTTTGTTAACGCCGGCGCATGTTAGTTCTATTTCTTCATTTGGGTTCTTTTTATTAGTTGGTGTTAATACCATATAACGTTTAGCTCCTAACGTTTTAAAGAAAATGTAAGAGGGTAAATACTTACCATTTTTAATAGTCCCCTCAAAATCCCAATAACCTAACGTTTTAACAATGCCCTCAATAGTTTTCGGTTTTACCATACTAAAAGGTAGTTTATGATAACTAAGTGCTTTTTGAAGTAATTCATCAACATGTTTATTATAGTTATTGAAATAGTCTAAATGTTTTTCAACATTACTAATTTTTATGCTGTCAGTATCGCTGTAATGATAGTCTTCTTTACATTCTAAAATACCCGTGTATAGACAATAACGAGCCCAAGAAGTCACCCATACACCCCAAGGGTAGAATAAAAAACGTTTTTTATTTTTATTATAATTTTCTAAAAGCTCTGACATTTCTTTATTGTCAATTGATCCATATGTAATTAATTTATTCACATTATCAAACGTACTAACTTCACGTACAATATCAGTAACACACATTCCATACACACCATTTAGCCAAAATTTAGAGCGTTGATAATCTTCTTCACGTCCTTTAACACCTTTTAATTTAGTCTTATTTTCGTAAAGAGTCAAAATAGCTTTTATTAATGACGTTGGTAAATAACCGCGTCTATATATTCTAAAGTTTGCAACTTCAATTTTTTCATAAGTATAAAAACTATTTATTGATTTAAAGTCAATTTCGTTGATAGTTGTTTCAAGTATATCAGCACTTACTATGCGTCCATTGTTAAGCACAACATTTTGAACATTCCAACATTTAGAATAGCTAAGACAAGTTTCCCATTTAAAACGTTTTTTAAGTCCTGTAAATTTAACGTCGAATAAACAACAATAAGTTTCGATGTAGTTTTTAAATTCTTCACTTGAATGTATTTCAACTAATCGACCTGTTGACATAGGAAAATATTTACTAACCATTTGGTAAGGGTAGTCACTAGAAAAATCGAAAGAATAAATGTTGTTGCAACGTTCGTTAATATAGTACGCGTTTGCATGTGTGAAACCACCGCTAAAAGCCCTTTTTAATTGCATATATTCATAACATGATTTAATCGTCAACCCCTCAATAAATCGCCTGTACTTTTTATATTGACCTACATCTTTATTATGATTATTATCATTATTATAAAAACACATATTTCTACAATAGCGTCTAACATAACCTGTATATGATAAAGGTATGTTGATTATACTTTTTTCATCCTCAATACATTCTTGTATGTGCGCCATTACGACTAGATTATCATTCACTAAATAATTATACTCTTTTTCTTTAATGATTGTATCGGGTGTTCTTATTCGTTCATAATCAAGATTACCAACCAATTTTTCAACTTTATATCTTTTTAAATCTTTTCCGACTTCTTCAAGTCGTTTACTTGTAAGTAGATAACTGCATCTAAATTCGACGCCTTCTTTAGTAATAGCATAAATAGGGGTTCTTTCGTCAGTTGCAAAAACGTCATTAAATTCTAACCTTGTTTTTATCCATTGAAATTCATATGCTAAGTTATGTACATATATGACTAAACGTTTATTATCATAATCAAGGTGGAAAAAATCCACTAATTTATAATATGCTTCAATGAATTCGTTCCACGTTCTACCAATAAATACTTTACCTTGAACCCCAACTCCCCACATAAACATAATAGCTTGTTTTTGTTCATTATTAAAAAATGAACTTGTTTCAATATCAAAGGAACATGATAAATTTATATAATTAATTTTTTGTTTTTTACAAGTTGTATAATCATTAATAAATAATTCTTCAATAGAATTACATTTATCATACTTCAAAGAAAGAGGAGTTATTTTGCTTTTGGATTCTTTTTTCAATTTTAGTTGCCTCCTCTTCAATTAAATCATTAATTCTTTTTTGTTGATGGTATTTGTTGAGCTTTTCAAAGCGTTTACTAATGGCCTGTTGAACTGCTTCACTTGATAACAATCCGTCACTATTTCTAGTCTTTTGAAAGTCGTTATATAAAGACCAAAATTTAGATTTATTATCAATTTTAATTCCGAAACGTTCTTCACATTCTAGTTCAGTTCGTTTTTCATAAGCCTTTTGTTTAGCAACGCTTGAGGTTTTTAATTCATTAAAATACTTAGCTTCTTTAAGTTTAGCAAGTAATTCTTGTTTGTAAAAATAGTCAGGTTTACCTTTTTGACGAGCAATTCTCAACTTTTCATTATCATCAAGTAATAAACTATCTAACGCTGGGGAATGTTGACCTGTGCGCATTTCATACTCTCTTAATTTTTTGATATTCCTATTAACTCTATACACCTCTTTTCTAACTTCTTTTTTCAATTCATTAACCGGAAGTGATAGAAGTTTATCATCAAAACTTACGTAACGTCCTGGGTAAAAACTTTTAGGTTTATGCACCATTTTAATTACCTCCTTTAATTAGTCTTAAAGACTAGCTATAAGGCTAGTCCTTAATAGTGATATCGACATCATCGAACATATCTTTAACTTTGTCAATGTTTAAATTTTCAACCATATCAGAGTTTAAAGCCATAGGTTGTTGCTTTTCCTCTTCCTCAACTACGAAAGACCATTCGTTTTTATCTTCATGTTTAGGGGGTTCATTCTCTAAAACTTTATAATTAAGCACGTTGTTGATATAAATACAAGGGTATTTTTTCTTGCCGTCTTTTCCAACATAAGGTTCATAACCAAATTCAGGTGTAGAATAATCACTTGTTAATAAACTACCTTTATATTTAGTTAACGCGTTAATATCTAACTTATAAGGGCTTAAAGCTGAAGTGTCTAGATTTTGGCTAAATCGTACACCTACATTCATATAATTACCATCTTTATTAATTAGTTTAGTGAAGTACGTTGGAAATTTATTTCCTGTTGAACTGGTTCTTTCTCCCTTGTAAAGTGTAATTAATCTCTTGTTTAAATTTTGCATAATATATTTTTAACGTTAATTTTTTTCTTTCCTGAGGTTTTATCAACAAACCCAATTTTAATTAATTAATTAATTTGTGTGTAATTAGTATATTATAATATTACCATTTTGTATAGTTATATCGTTAACATATTGTCCTGTAGGAACTTTCACAAAGTGTCTAATAGCAATATCGTAAATTGTATTAACACCTTTTTTAGCACTTGATTTAATTAAACGTTTATGAGTATATAAACGTTTTAAAGCTGTTTCCAAATCAAACAAATTATTTATATTAACTTGATTTCCTGTTATTCCTTCTTCACTATTGAAATATGCAATACTAATAGAATAATATTCATTTTTCATAAGTTCACCTCCTTAATCACAAATAGGGTATAATTCAACAATAATTAAATCAAGTGTTGTTGTAACATTACTAATAGCAACATAAGGCTTTAATCCTTTACCAATCATATAATACTTTAATTCAGGTATGCTATCGAAATAATAATCATCGCCATAATAATGTAATAAATATGTTGTTTTAAGCATGTTAAACCTCCCTCTTAATTACTTCTAATCTAGTACAATAAATAGATGTATTAGTTTCACGTACATAAATATCGAATACTTCTTCGTTATAATTATTAAGAACTAATGATATATTAATAGAATAATCAACATCTATAAATGATATAGCTCTATTTTTAAAATAAGCTACTATTGCAACATTTTTTTTTTTTACATTGTTTTTAACTAAACTATTGATATAAAATAAGTCATTTATATCGCAATATTTTGATTTTACATTTAATAATATTTTCATTTTCATTATCTCAGATCCTCCATTATCTTTTTAAAAATTCATATATATTATAATAACCACTAACAGCATATTTAATTTTCCATTCATCATCATATACACATAGTTCACTAATGTTATCTTGCTTCAATTTAATGAAATAATTGAAACATGCTTTTTTGCTGTGGGTAATTCTTGCATAAGCGTCATAGTTATGTTTTTTTAAAATGTAAATCATTTTTTTTCATCTCCTTTTAAATAGTTTGTAATTACTCAATTTTCATTTTAACACCTCATTTTAAAACATTATTTCGTCACAAATTATAATACAATGATTATTAACAACGACATATAATTTTTTACAATTAATTAATTCATTAATAGTAATTTTGTTAATATCTTTATTATGACATGTACATATTAACTCATTTTTATTATACATATATACATACTTTTCATTTTTTACATCAATTAATGTGTTAAATAATTCCTTATAATTGTTAACATTCATTTTCATTTTAAACCACCTTAGCACCTTAGTGCTTCCTTTCTTCTTTACGTATATAGTTTATCACAAAAAAAGTGACTTTTCAACAAGAAAATGAAAAAAGGCTTTATAAACTTATTTTATAAAGTTAGACGTAATAAAACCCTCAATAAAGAGGGTTCTAAACTTTATTTAATTAAGTGAACGGGTAATCATTTTCATCATAATAAGACGTCCATACACCATTTTGAAGCAATTCAAGAATAGTATTCTCAGCAGTTAACGTATAATTACCTTCTTTTAGTCGTTGTCCTGGTGCTATGTTAAAGTATGATTTTGAAAAATCATCTAGTGATATAAAGTTCATAACTAAACGTCCATAGTTATTTACAACATCAATATAATTAATTATTTCTTTATAGGCTATAGTATAATCGTTCTTTTTATATTGCACGAATGTAGATGCACCGGTTATTGTTCCTCCGCTTGCCCGATCAACAATGTTATTAGCAGTCTTTGCCGTTCCTGTCACCATTCCGACAAATTGATTAGTGGCGTTTAAAAGTCCTAAAGGATTAGCTGTTAAGCCTGCTACAGCCACACTTGAAATAGCACCAACACCACTAGCGATAGTATTCCATATACCATTTTTTTCCTGTACATTATTTTCATAAGCGTTTGTGCTATTTAATGATAATAGTATACCTAGTTGATAACTATTAGTATAGATGATTCTTGATGAATTGTCTTTAACGCTAGTTATGTAAATAGTTGCTTCACCTGTCGTTAGGTTTATCATAGAATTAACTAATAAATGAGCACCCACACAATCTAAATAATTAACTTGAACGCTTCCATACGCAACAATATAAAGCGTTATAACACTATCGCTAAACCTTGTAGCATCATTAAAGCTAATCCATGATAATTTAGTGAAATCATAATCGGCTATTAAATTATATTCGTATCTATTAGGAGCTATTGGCACTTTTGTTATACCCGCTATATCTTCATTACCTACTTTAAAAGGTATTGTTATAGCACTTCCTGTTTCGTCTCGTGCATAATCTATATAAATCGGAAATTTAATTATTGATTTAATAAATGTTTTTAAATTATCGTTTGTAATAACGGCTTGAGATAAAATTTTTAATTGACTTTCGGTTAGTTCATAAATTTGTTCATTAACTTTATTTGGAGGAGCGAACATACTACTATTCAATCCATTAATAGTACTATTACCTATTTGAACCGATGTCGCTTCAGATGTAATAACATTAACTATATATGTAGTATTAGTATTTAACGACATACTAGTAGTTTTATTGATGATCGGGTTGGTATCATTATTAATAATACTAATATCATCATTCTTTAAAAATAATTCATCTTTTAAAGTGAAATTGTTAAATTGATTAGCACGTTCTATGTATAGCTCTTCCTTTAATATTTTTTCTTTATATGTGTACAAATAATCAAGTTGAATATACCAACGCATTATACCGCCGTTTAAAAGCTCTATATTATCAATATAATAATAGTATTCTTTATTATTCCAAGACGTTGAAATATATGCTATATCTTGCAAATCGATAGCATTTTTGACATCAATATAAGTGGCATTAATATTAAATGGAATCAATAAATTTATGTCGATTGTTTTTGATAAGTGAATTGAATAATATTTATCTATGACTGCTCTAGGTCCTTTAATGTCATAAATTTTAAAAATCATTTTATAACCTCCTTTAAATAAAATAGACTAGGCTATAAAAGCCTAGCCTTTAAAAATTTAAGCTACATAGAATACAACAAAGTTTTCATCAAATGAGTTGAAGTATCTAGCTTCTTGTTTATAAAAATAGTTAGTAAATTCACTCTTAGCGTTGTAGTTGGTTAACACACGTCTATCATATAGATTAACACCTAAAGCGTCATTGTCGAACATTACAGCTAGAATTCCGTCAGCCTCAATAGTGTCACCCTCGGATGTTTTTACATGTATTTTTGAAACATCGGCAAAATCATATGCCTCGCCAGTTCCTTGCCATTTAACAACTGTTTCAGCGAGTGGAAGTTCGGTTAATTCATTATGATATGTATCACTTTGTAGGAATACATCACTAGCTCTTTTCAAATCACTTAACATAATGACATGTAATAGATTTTTAGGCGTAAAGCGTTGTTTCTTTTCAATGTTGAATAATACTGAGTATGTCTTTAACATGTCGATATACTTACCCATTTTATAAGTAGCAAATCTAATGAAATCCTTATCATAAATACATTTTTCTTTAGTTAATTTAGTTGTGTACGTATCATTATATAATTTCAATAAATTAACGGCTTTTGCTCCTGAGTGTTGTGAATATTTGCCGTCTGGTACTTCATTTTTCAAAGTCACACCAATGAAGTTATTAATAGTACGTTTAATCAAATTCTCAGTTGCTAAAGTTAAAGCATTATTAATCTTTGTGAAAATCATTTCAATGAACCTATTCATTTCATATGCATTTGTAAAGCTTTCGCGTACTTGTCGATCAGTAATAGAGCGGTCAACCTCAAACGTTGTTAACCCGTTATAAAACTTAACACTCACACCATTAGGAGCATTGAAAATGTTAGGGTCGTATGATGTTCCGTTTTCAAGTTGCCAACTTTCATTCTCGCTAACGTCCGGTATGTCAGCATCCACTTTACCTAGCGTCGAACCATATTCCCATGAGTTCATTAGAACCTTAATTCCGTCGCCTTGGTAATGTCTATCAACAAAAACCATTCTACCAATTCTATTAACTAAAGCACGTACATAATTGTCATATGCCTTAGCGTTTTCAATTGTTTCGCCAACAGCGACTAAATTTGATAAATCCTCAGTTAACAGCGTCGTTTCTTCTCCTAAGGTCGACGCTAGTACCTCATTTACTAGGGGAGCTATTTGTTTAACTTCCATTTCTTTTCCTCCTTATATTAAATATTAATAACTATATTTTTATATTTAGTTTTTTCAAATGTTGAAAGATAGAATACATTTTTTGTTATACTCGATTGAGTTGGATGCTGAGAGCCCCACGGTATAACATTCGTTTCATATTCCATAGTTGTAGTATTAATAACCCCATTATTAAAGTCACTTATACGTAACTGATTATAGTATGAACCCGAAAAATTAAGTTGGTCCAATGAACTAATACTACCTATTGCAATATAATGATTATTATTATAATCATACTCAATAGTGACAGTTCCAACAATTGGAAATAAATTTCTGAGAATAGGCTCAGTCCAAACTCGGCTAACTTGTTGATAAATATTTAAATGAAATCTAGCTTTTACAACATTAGTATCTTCCGAATTAATCACATAAATATTAGCTATGTCATTTAATGAAATATTATAATTGTATAATGTAATTATTGAATTAACTTTTTTACTTGTGATTTTATCGGGACTAACTACTATATGATAACCATATAATTCAAATTCATAATAATTATCAATGTGCTTAATTTCTTTAAAAACTGCGTTGTACTCAACTTCATCAATAACGATATTAGTTAATAACAATGCTTTTGATTTATAACTTTCTTCGATTGCTTTATAAATGTTTGTATTTAACGTTTCTAAATCGGCTAGGTCAATTCCTTTAAAATCAATAATTCTATAACCACCTTGTGTATTATTCATTTTTAACACCTACTTCTTTTGTTGTGATTTTTGTTAGCCCTTGTTCATCCCTTGCAAAAGTACAATCTCTATTGTAGATTATTGCTTCGCCGTTATTATAAGAAATGAAAATAGGGGCTTTTGCTTTTGAGTTAATTCTAATACCTGTTAACATGATAGGTTTATCAATTTTTTCAAGTTCGTTAATAATATCAGCTCTTGCCGTTATGTTGGTTTCATTTAAATCAATACCCGTTAACGATATCATTCTATAACCACCTAAATTAGTATTCATTTTAACACCTCCTATTACTATAATAAGGTATTGTAATAACTTTGTCAATATCTTCATATATCATATTGATAATATCTAGTTTTCGTAATGAGATTTCACTTTCTATCATTTGTTGACTAGTTGTCACACCGATGTTTCCACTTCGTGTTAGTTTTTCGGTTCCGGTGTTTTTTTTAGTTCTATTAGTATCAACGTTGTTACTTTCCGTTCCTGTGGATGTGTAGTCATCCGTTTTCGTTGTATCGTCCGTTTGAGTTGTTGAACCTGTGTTATTAATGGTATTATCACTACTAACAACAATATCATTTTTATCATTGTTAACAAACTCACTAGGGCTATTAAATGGACTAACTAAATGAGTATTAGAAGTATTTTCGCTGTTATTAGCCGTTGATTGCGATGAACTATCATTCATAATTGTTCCAGTATTCTTTGTTATGCCTGTGTTAACAAGGCTATTATCTTTTGAAGATTGTTCTTTACATACCTCAGTAGTTGTTAGATTAGGAGTTCTTTCCTCTTCCATTGAATAATTTTCAATAGGATTATAATCACTATAAAAAGCCTGAGCTAACCTTAGCCAGTTAGGGAAGTATTTAGCGTGAATAACTTTTGAACAAAAATCGAGTTGGCCTTCATCAACTTGTAACACCCGACTTTGAATTAGATTATAAGCGTGATTAAGTTTATAATCAGTATCAAAAATTAACCATTCTTCATTAGATATTGAAAGTAATTGTTGAAGTTTAACTACATCATCATTATAATTCGTTTTTAATAAATCAAATAAGTTAAACCCCTCAATATCTCCAATAGTTAAAGTGTTATCAAACTTCATTTTTAACATCCTCCTTAACTTCTTCTTGTTCCGCCTGAGGAGTTTCAACAACTTGTTCAAATGTTGTTTTCCACATAGGCGATAATTCAACACTAATATTTAAATTATGGATTTCATTAACTTTTTTAAATCCCTCTTTTAGATTATTTAACATATCTTGAATAAATGGTATTAAGGCTTGTTCATTGAGCCCGCTTTCACTTTCGTTTATGCTTTCACGCTTCATATTGTAGTTAGCATTAACACCTATTTCGTTCCATAGGCTAGCAACACAATATTGTTTCAACTCAATTAAATCCTTTAAATTATTGACTCTAACCGGTTGTTGAACGTCTTTTAGTCCCTCTTGTCCTTGTAAAAAAGCGTTTGAAACTATTGCACTTGGTTGTACTCCATCTTCTACAGCTTTATTATAGTTATCAAAAGCATCTTTCACACTTTGAGTGTCAGCAACGAAAGTATTTACTTTACGTGTATTTATTACCCCTAACCTTAGCGATAAATCACATTCGGTCATTATAGTGGCATACTTATTAATAAGAGGGTATAACCCCATTATGTAAGTATCATTCCTTATTAATACAGCGTCCTTATCATCTTGAATATTTAAGGTCTTATCATAATTTAAATAAGGGTTGGAAATTATTACTTGCACCGGTTCATAGTATGCATTATACACACCCCCAAGGCCACCCGTAAAAGCATATATATTTCCCTTTATTTTTTCATTAGGCACTACACACCACCCATATGAAAAAAGTAAACGTAATATATCATGTTTGGGCATGCTTTTAGGTAATCCCTTAATATCGAAAATTGAAAAACACTTATCAAAGAAGTAAAGTACATAGCTATCAAATAGACTTTCTTTATTGAAACCCTCTTGAGGTATGTTTAACAACCATTCTTGACGTTTAATTACTTGCGTTTTTGACATTAATATCAACTCCTAACTTATCACTTAATTTAATCAATGCTTGCGTGTTGTTTTCAATTGTCGCAGTAAGTTTACTAATATCTTCTTTGTGCTGTTCATTTAACTTACAAATTACATATACTAGAATTAAGCACATTGCACAAGGGAAACCAACCATACTTATTAATTGTGTAACTTTATCCATAAATAACACCTCCTATATTTAGTCTAGCCTTTTTTATTCACGTTGTCAAGTAGTCTTGATAACTATGTGTTATGAAGATAATGTGATAATCTTGTTTTGATAACTAGGTGACAAGCATAAGGTATGAGTGTCAAGGGTTGGAAGCTATGGATTTAAATCGAGTTGTGAGGTGAGGGAGCGTGGGGGATTCACTGTG